TATCAAGAACAGACAAGAAGCAAATTCTGAAAATACACGCAAAAAAATTTTTGATTGGTACTCTTCAACTGCTTATACACGTTTATCGCCTATCGGTGGTGTAATTATGATGTGTACAAGGTGGCACCTTGACGATTTGATAGGCAAAGTTTTAAACGATAAAAATCAAAAGCCATTTCACGTTATTTCATATCCTGCTATTGCAGAACATGATGAACCTCACAGAAAGCAAGGTGAAGCCCTGCACCCTGAACGTTTTAGTCTTGAAATTTTAAATGAAATTAAATCTACATTATCGACTGCTGATTGGTTATCACTATATCAGCAAAATCCTGTCCCTGAAGGTGGAGCTATTTTTGAAACTTCCAAACTAAGATATTATGATGAAAGCTCGGAGCCTAAGAGATTTGATCAAATTGTCGGCTCTTGGGATATGACATTCAAAGAGAATAAAACAAGTGATTTTGTAGTTGGTCAGTTATGGGGCAGGAAAGGGTCAGAATTCTATTTGCTTGATATGGTCAGAGATAGAATGGACTTTGTTAAAACATTGAAAGTGTTTATAAATTTTGCTAACAAGCATAAAAATTGCAACTGCTGGTTAGTGGAAGATAAGGCAAATGGCACGGCTATTATATCAACATTAAAGAAGCACATAAGTGGCATTATTCCTATCACGCCAAAAGAAAGCAAGCAAGAAAGAGCTTATGCTATAACTCCATATCTTGAGGCTGGTAATATATTTTTTCCTAAAAATCAAAAATTTACAAAAGATTTAGAAGAAGAAATGCTACAATTCCCTGCAGGTGCACACGATGATACAGTTGACAGTATGACACAAGCCTTAAATTATTTCAGAATGAAAAAGCGTGTTCAGATGTCAGAGAGCAATAAAATGTATTTATTAAGAGGTTTATTACGATGACAGATAAAAAGAATAAAATAAATTTTGAAAGCGTTGAGATGTTTTTGACTGAGCGAGATTGTAAGAATTTTGATAGTTTGGAGAATGTGAAAAATAACTTTTCAATTCCTTTTACATCGGTCAGAAATGCAGACCATATAGCACAAATGAACGAAGATTTTGACAATGCAGGAGGCTTTGAAAGTCTTTTCAATACCTTAACAGAGCATAGTCTTGAGCTTGGTCAATATCCTATTACATCTTTTATCGGATATGGAGCTTTACAGCAGATTTCACAAAACGGCATGATTAGAGCTTGCGTATCAACTGTAGCCGATGATATTACAAGAAAGTGGATAACTATTAACTGCGATGATGCCGATAAATCTTTAAAATTACAGAATTTAATTGATAAAAAATACAAATTAAAAGAGGTTATCCATAATGCAGTATTAAAGACTGGTTATCTTGGTGGTTGTCTTATCTACATTGATACTGGCTTCCAGAATGATCCAAACGACCCATTAAATATCAGTAATCAGACGGCAGAATTAACACAGAACGCAAATTTAAAATTTAAAATTATTGATCCGTCTATTTCAACACCTTTTAAATACAACTGCTTCAACCCCTTGGCTGATGATTATTACAAGCCTACAAAGTGGGTTGTAAACGGCATCACAATTGATGCAAGTCGTTTACTTGTATGTTCAGAGAATGAGCCACCATTATTATTAAAGCCAGCTTATAATTTCCTTGGTATTCCACAGGCACAAATATTGTGGGATTACGTCTTACATTTCAATGAGTGCAGAACTGCTACACAAAGGCTATTAAGCAAAATAGCATTATTAGTTGTTAAAACTGATATTGATGCTGTTTTTGAGAGTGAAAACGGATTGCAGGATTTTGATGTAAGAATGAAAGTGCTTGAAAAGTACAGAAACAATGATAGCGTTTATGTTTGCGATAAAGAAAGCGAAGATGTAACAAATATTCAGTCAACAATTAGTGGTTGTACTGACATTGTAAGACAGTCATTAGAACTTATCGCTTGTATCAATCGCACTCCAGCAGTTAAGTTATTAGGCATCTCCCCTAGTGGCTTTAATGCTACTGGCGAAAGTGACTTAAAGAATTATTATGATTACATTTCATCAAAGCAGGAACTTTATAGAGATGTAATCAATGAGTGCATCAAGTGTATTCAGTTAGCAGAATTTGGCTATATTGATGAAAGCGTTAATTTTGAGTTTGTAAACCTCAACGATGAGAATGAGGGCGTTAAAATTACTAATTTTGTTAATAAAGTAAATGCTTTAGGCTCTATGCTTGACAGACAGGTTATAACTGCAAATGAGGTTAGAGAAATTATCAAAGCTGATGATACGCTTGATTTTTCAAAACTTGAAGGCGATATTGACGAAACAGATTATTCAGAGCTTTTTAATAATGGCGTAACTGAAAATGAATAAATATAAAACAGTCCGTGCAATTGAGCCAAACGCAGGGGCAAGAATGAGTTTAAGAAACAAGCTCATAAAATTAAATAAGGATTTTTCAGAGTTTGTTTTATTTTCTATGATGCAGGAGCTTGAGAAATCTCAATATTTGTCTGTGTCTGATAGCTTTTTAACTCCAGCACAAAAAAGAGTAATGACAGCGTTAAAAAATAGAGGTTTATCAGCATTTAGAAAAAATCAAAATCTTGTTGGTTTTTTGTCTGAATATATTTCTAAAAATTCAGTAAAATGGACAAAGCTCCTAGAAACTGCAAGCGAAAAGATATTAAACAAAGAGCTTGAAAAGGTTGTGAAATCAACTGCTACTGCTAATAAGCAAGCATTTTTAAATGTAGGGTTTTCAAAGGAAAATTTAAAAGAGGGTGGACAACTTCCGACTGTTTCGAGTCCTTTTATATCCCCAGAAGCTCAAAAATTTATACAGGAATTTAAAACTGAAAAGATATCAGATTTTGTACAGATGAATATGACAACGGCAGATAATATCAAGAATATTCTTGCTGAAGGATTAGAAACAGGTAACGTATTTTCACATATTCAAGAAAATGTTAAGATGATGCAGGGAAGCACGGAACGACAGATTAACAATTATGTGCTTGATCAAACATGTAAAATAAATTCTGAAATTACACGCTTAAATGCAAAGAGTTTAGGTATAACAAAGGCGATATGGAAGCACATTGCAGGTCAATACTCAAGCCGTAAAACACATAAAGCCTTTGATGGTAAGGTGTTCAATATTGATGAGGGTCTTTTTGATGAAGACGTGCAAAAATATGTTAAACCAGCAGAGTTAAAATACTGTCGTTGTGTCTATCGCTTAATTTATGACTAAAAATGTGAAAATATTTAAAAAAATGTTTGACTTATATTTTTTTTATTCTTAACATTCAAATAGATAATAAAATCAAAAGGTTATGAGATGAAATTCAAACTAATTTTTGATACAAAAAATTCAAATCGTGAAAAAGATGCAAACGGCTTTTTGCACGTTAAAAACTGTCATTGCACTAAGGTACAGATAGCTCAGTATTTAGGTTGTGAAATCTCAAATGATTTAATTCCTGATAAAGTCTATAATGTATTCAGACCAGAAGAAGAGCTAAATAAAGCTGATACCATTCAATCACTTAATGGAGTGCCATTACAGTTAGAGCATCACGATGATACGGCAGAAAAGCCAGCACAATACACTAGAATTGGTGCTACTGGTACAGATGCCGTTTTTGAATATCCTTATTTGTCAAATTCATTACACTTTTTCAATCAGAAAGCTATTGACTTAATTGAGAGTGGCGAAAAGTGTGAGTTATCAATCGGTTATGATTGTGAAATTCACAAGGAACCAGGAGAATTTGAAGGCGTGCCTTATGACTTTGTACAAAGAAATATCAAAATTCAGCACGTAGCATTAGTTGAATGTGGCAGAGCAGGAGCAGATGTAAAAGTTTCAGACAGTAAAGAGATTATTCTTAATTCAGAAAAAAATGAGGTAAAACAGATGGATAAAGAAAAGTTATTACAGCTCATTAACGAGCTTGTAAAGGCTGGGGCATCAGAAGAGGAAATCAAGGCAAGGATTGATGAAATTACTGCCGATGCTTGTGAAGATGACGAGGTTGAGGTTGAGACTGAAGAGGTTAAAACTGAAGAGCCAGACACCGAAGAGGTAGAGGAGCAGGAGCAGGAAACCTCAGATGAAGAGCAGACCGAGCAGAAAGACGATGACGATTTAATTATTGAAGAGGTTAAGGCAGAGCTTGAAAAGGCAGGTCTTGATGCTGAGAATGAAGAGCTTGTGAAGGCTTTTATCGTTGGCAATCACTTTGCAAAGGCAGAAACCGAAGCAACTGATGAAGATACTACCGATGAAGAGGCTACCGAAGAGGAAAAGGAAGCCGAAGAGCAGAAAGCTACCGATACTGCTTTAAAGGTTGCAAAGATTGTTAAGGCAGACATTGAACGCAGATTTAATGCAGTTAATGAAGTCCGTCACGTCTTAGGCGATGTTAATGCAATGAAGTATGATAGTGCAGATAAGATTTATCGTGATGCACTGTCAAAGATGGGCGTTAATGTTAAGAGCCTCAAGGATAGCGAGTGCAGAGCCGTATTCCGTGCAGTATCTGCCGTTAAGGTAAAGTCTAAGGATTGTAATTCAGTTAAGAAAGCTGAAAAACATACAGCTTTAGATAAGTTATTCAATAGAGTTTCAGTTTTATAAGGGGTTTAAAAAATGCAGAAAAGCGTTAATTTAGTTGTAAAAAAGGGTTTTGATGGTCAGAAAGTAACCACCGACCAGAATGTTTATACTTGTGAAAATTATCTTTCTGACGGTACTGTAAAGGCTGGTACTTTTGCTTTCAAGGGTTCAGCATCTGGCAATGGTGAGCAGTTTGGCGTTGTATCAGCTACTGGTTCAGCTTTAGTTGGTTTTGTTGAGCGTGTAGTAGATGCTTCAATTGCTCCAACTGTTGAAGCTACCGATGTATATCCTGCTGGCTTCCCTGTTCTTGTAGCTTTAAAAGGTCAGTTCTATGTAACCTCCAACGCTACCGTATCAGCTGGTATGTTAGTGCTTGTCAATGGCGATACAGGTGCTATTACCTTTGCTTCACAGACTAGCGAAGGCTTAATTGATACTGGCTTCAAGGTTGTAATTCCAGACGGCAAAACATCTGCTGTCAATGGCGATGTTATCGTAATTGAAAAGTTTTAATTTAAAGAGGATATAAAAATTATGTCATTCAATGATAAAGCAAAAGAGTTAGGTTTTGTTTCACCTAAAGGCTTTATGGCTTTTGACAGCGTAGGTGATACTGTAAAATTAAACAGAGAAAGAACTGCAAGAATGTTATCAGATAGCAATTCTATTGGCTATCCTATTTCTGCATTTTCTTATTTATCACCTGAGATTGTGCCTATTCTGTTATCAGCTAGAAATGCAACTAAGTTAGGTCGTGAAGTTAAGACTGGTGTATGGACTGATGATTATATGCAGTTCCCAGTTGAAGAGTACGCTGGCGATGTAACTCCTTATAATGATTATCAGAATGGTGTTACCACTGATGTTAATTATGAGTTCCCAGTACGTGAGCAGTTACGCTTCCAGACCACTTTAACTTTTGGCGATTTAGAGGCTGAAAAGGCATCATCTGCAAAAATCGGCTTAATCAATGCAAAGCAGAGAGCATCTGCTGAAATCATCGCACAGGAAAGCAATCGCTTTTATCTGTATGGTGTACAGGGCAAGAAGATTTATGGTCTGTTAAATGATCCAAATCTCAATGCCACTATTTCACCTATCAATATTGCTCCATCTGGTCAGACAGGCATCACTACTTGGACAGATAAGATGAGCTCACAGCCTTCAACCTTTGCAAATATCGCTTATAACGATATTAACGCTTTATGGACTGAGCTTTGCTCAAAGAATGGTGGCAATATTGATGCCAATACTCCAATGATTTTAGCTCTGTCAAATAAGATGCTTCCTTATCTCAATGCTCCTAACTCTTTTGGCTTAACTGCCTCAAAGATGATTAAGGACAACTTCCCTAACATTGAGATTATCGCATTACCTGAGCTGTCAACATCTGCTGGCGAGCGTGTACTCTTAGAGGTACCAGAGCTTATGGGTGTATCAACTGTTGATTGTTGCTACTCTGATAAGTATCGTCTTGGTCGCCTTGTTGCTAAGACCTCATCTTATGAGCAGAAAGCAATTTCAACTACTTGGGGTGCAGTTGTAAAACGCCCTTCTTTAATCGCAACAATGTTAGGTATTTAATTTTACTAATTTGTGATTAAAGTGCTATAATTCAAGGTGTTAAGACATAAAAAATCTTAGCACCTTTTGTATATACGTATGAAAATTAAAATAAAAGAGGGTTTAAAAAAAATGGGTAGACCAAAGAAAAATGTTAATGATTTCAATGTGTTAGCTGATGTTGTCGGCAGTTCAGACACAGAAATCAAAAAGAATGAAATTAAGAGCGATGATGTTATTGTCGCAGTTGCACTCCGTCACGGTCATAAGTTTAATGATATTCCAGATGGCAATGGTGGCATAAAAGATGTTTATCTTGTTGGTCTTGATGATGAGTTAAGAGGCAAAAGAGAGGGTATTTTATCACCTGATGGCAGAGCCAAATATCAGCGTTTAAGCCGTGCTGATTGGGATAACATTCTTAAAATTCACGGCAAAGAGCAGATGTTTAAGCCTTTCAACGGTTTCCCACCTTGTGTTTTTGAAATTGAGGGTGGAATGACAGAGGCTCACAATTATGAAAGTGAAATCAAAAATATTAAGACTGGTTTGGCACCTGTTGATTTAAAGAAATCAAAGGTTGAGGAAAACTAAATAAAATCAAAGGGATAACAAATGATTTTAGAATTTAATCAAAGTAAATTTTTAACTTTATTTAGCAATATCAATGACTTATATGTTAAAGGTAAAATATCAGATGAATATTTATCTGAAAAATTTAATATAGTTTGTCAGATGTTAGGCAATAAAGATAATTCTGTTATCCCTTATGACACAGACAAAAATATTCTTGATAGAGAGCGTTTATTTTTTTATGCAATGTGTCATTTAATCACTTTAGAAAATCAAGATTATAACGGCAGAATTGCAAGTGCTTCACAAGGTTCAGTATCAACTTCTTTTGACTTGTTAAAGGGTGGAAATTTTACTAAAGACTTCTGGGCACAAACGCAATGTGGCTCAATATTCTATATGCTGTATCAGTCTTATACAAAAGGTGGCAGATTATATCATTCATATAATTATCACCCTTACGGATAAATAGAAAATGGCAACTGTAAGATTAGATTTAACCAAAATTCAAAACGCTTTAACAAAGTTGGAAAAGGTATCAAAGCGTTCTGTTAAAATCGGTATTCTTGCAGAAGCTAAATACAGCAACGGCACAAAAGTGACTGATGTCGCAAATATTCTTGAAAATGGTTGGGTGCAGAGAGTTACGGCAAAGCAAAGCACCTTCTTAAAATATCACGGCTTAAATGTTTCTCCTAACTCAACGCTTAACTGTCCCCCACGCCCTTTTTTCTCAAATACCGTTAAAAATAAATCAGAGCAATGGATCAAACTTGGCGAAAAATATTTTATAGCAAATTTCAGCGTTGAAAATGCAGATAATGCCGTAATTAACGGATTAACAGCAATAGGCACAAAAGCAGTAGCAGATATTCAAGATACACTATATGATAATGACGGCATTGCACCACGTTCGGAAGCCACATTACAGATGTATTCTTTTGCAGAGGCAAACGCTGAAGCAGATAGTGGCACGGGCAGAAAGCAGTCATTATATAAGAGTGGCACGCTCTTTAACGCTATAACATTTGAGTTGATATAAGTATATGAATTTACACGATATTGTCAGAAAATCAATAACAGCCATACACAATGATAAGTCTTTGACCTTAATCAAGTATGAAGGCAAACAAAATAATTTTGGCGTGTTTTCAACTGTTTATAAAAAGTATGAGGGATTAAAAGGCAACTTCCAGCCTGATGATGTCAAAGACACGTATATAAATAATACTGTTGAAAACGAAACAACTTATAGATTATACGTTTATGCAGATGAGGTTAAAATCCTCAATATTTTTAAAGCACAAAATAAAGGCAATGACTTTATTATCTGTGATGATTTAACATACAAAGTTATTGAAATTATTGAGGATTTTTCACAAGATTTATGGATTTGCGTTCGTGTAAGTTTACAAAGTGAACCTATTGATTTTAATTTAATTGAAGATATAGAAAATGAATAACGATTTAATCAAAGCTATTTACTTGTTTATCAAGGAATTTGCAAAGCCTCAGCTAAATGATGAGTGCATTATTTTTGCAAAGCAAAATAATATCAGTTTGCCAAATTCTGATTATTGCGTTTTTGATATTGTTGATTTAATTCAGCACGGCAAGCCAGTTGAGTTATATAATGAAAATTCAGAAACTACGACTATCAAAGACAGAACAGAGTTAAATGTTAAAATTGATTTTTATGCTAGTATGCAAGCTGGTGGTACTGGAATGTTAGCATATACAAGAGCAGGAAACATCAATCTTGTATCAAGAAGTTATTTAGCCTGCAAGTTTTTAGAGCCTTTCGGGCTTTCTTTAATCGGTGCAACATCACCACTTGATACTACAATAGTTAGAGAAAACAACTATTTACGCAGATATTCTTTAACTTTATCACTTTTAACAACCACAGAATTTACTGTTAATTTTGAATTTTTTGACAAAGTGCAAAAAGTTATTAAAAATGTTGACGTTTTAAAAGAATTGTTTTAATTTTCAAATAGATAATTTTTGTTTTTAAATTTAAAAATGAGGTAATAAAAAATGGCAATTTCTGCTAATCAGATTGTACAAGT